AATGTTGAGCCGGTCGGCCAGCGTGGCCGAGCCCTGCCGTCCCGCATCGCCCGCATCCGCAAAGATGGTCACCCGCGCGACGCCGTCCGGCCATTGCCACCGTCGCAGCCCGTCGGCCGACAGCGCGGCCCAGGTCGGCACTCCGAAGATTGCCAGCGCTGACAACGCCGTCTCGATGCCCTCGGCGATGCCCAGATGGCCGTCTTCCGGCAGCGCCGACAGCCGCACCGAGCCTCCAGCCACAGCCTCCAGCATCTTCTTGCCCGCCGGCGCCTTGGCCGAGCCATCGTCGAGCAGGAAGGTCCGATGGATACCGCCGGTCGGTGCGCCTGCACCATCGCGTACAACGGCGACCATGCCGGGCCAACCACGCTTGGCCTCGTAGTCGGTCAGGTCCGGATGAAACAGAAGATCTGGCGAAGCGGGATCTTCTAGTCCGCGGGTCTGCAGGTAGATCTCGGCTGCGGAGCCGGCAAGCGGCTGGCATCCATCGAGGATGCGGGCGACCTCACGGCCGTGGTCGCGGTTCGGCGAGAGCCTGGCCGACGATGGACGTGCCGGCAGCGGCTGGTCGAGATGCGCCAGCCGGGCCGCTTCCTCGAACAGGGCACCGTTTGCCATGCCCGTGGCGTGATGGATCAGGTCGATCGGGCCGGCGGACTCGCCGGTCGCATGATCGTATCCCCAGCCCGCGCGGGGCCCGCGCAGATGAATGACGCAGGATCCCTCCTTGCGCGGCGGACGGCCGGACAGGTCTGCGCAGCGCAGCGTCTTGCGGTCGGGTGAGAGCCGCGCCCGCGGAAACAACCCCGGCAGCCAGTCGGGGGCCGTCGCCATGAGCTGCTCGCGCACCGCGGCGAGATCGAAACGTACCGGCGGCTGCCAGACATCGTTGAGGTCGATCATGCCCGGTCCCTCAGGCAAGGATCACCAGACCCTGCTCGGCCCGGGTGATCACCGTATAGAGCCAGCGCCGGCGGTCTTCTTCGGTGCGAGCAAAACCGTCATCCCAGACGACCACGTTCTGCCATTGTGACCCCTGGGACTTGTGCCCAGTGATGGCCCAACCGAAGGTCGCTTCGGTCAGATGACGTTTCTCTTTCCAGTCCCGGTCGTGACGGTGACGGTCGAACGCGACATGGTCCTCGAAGTGGCCCTTGTAGAGGCGCAGGCGCCCCAGCTTTCCATCCTGCCCCGGTGGCCCGATGCGATTGCCCTCCTCATCGGTCACCACGGCCGAGAAGAACAGGCTGCCTTCGTCGACGATGTCTTCCAGCGTGACGAACATGCCGTTGATCAGCCCGAGGTCGTTCTGGTTCTTCAGGCAAATAATCTTCTCGCTAGGCCCTGTCGGCAGCCAGGTCCCACCGAAGCCGGCGGCGGCACGCATGGCGTTGTTCAACTGTAAACGGGTCGCGTTCATGCCGCAGATGACCTGGCCGCCGCGCAGTGCCTGCTCGGGCGTGACATCCGTCTTGCGCATCTTCCCGACGAAGTAATCGTACTGGCCAAAGCCAATCGGCTCACCCTGCCGGGCCATGGTGGCGAGTCGGATGATCGCACTCTCGCCCGCCTGACGATGAATCTCAGTCAGCATGATGTCGGGATCGTCCTTGGTGAAGGCGCCCGCGCCGTGGATCGGCGGCAGTTGCCCGGGATCGCCCAGCACGAGGATGGGCTTCCTGAAGCTCATCAGGTCGCGGGCCATCTCCTCGCCAACCATCGATACCTCGTCGAGCACGATCAGCCGGGCATGGGCGGCATCGCTCTGAGGGTTGAGCGCGAAACTCGGCTTCTTCATCCCGGACAGGGCCTGGCGCATTGCCTCGATGCCGGCCTCGGCTGCAGTCCGGTCGAAGCCGGAGAGTTTGCGTGCCTTCTTCTCCGCCTCCTCGATCTTCACAACGGCCGCGGCCACCTCTTCTTCCGTCGCCGCGATGACGCTGTAGATCAGGCTATGGATGGTCCGCGCCGGAGTGCCCTTGCGGCGCAGGACCAGGGCCGCCTTGCCGGTGAAGGTCGCGGTCACGACACCCGGCACGCAGTTCCCTCCCGCGCGATCGCTGCGATGCGGATCGAGACCCAGTTCGTCCAGGGCGAATTTCAGGACCGTGGACTTGCCCGTCCCGGCATAGCCGAACAGGCGAAATACCTGCTGCTCGTGAGACCGGTTCTGGAACCAGTCTTTTATGGCGGCGATGGCGCGGGCCTGGATATCCGATGGGGTGACAATCATGCCCGCGTCCCCCAGCAGCGCGTGGCGTAGGCACACCAGCGACAGAGATAGAAGTCGGGGTTCGAGGCGATGCGCGGCGGCAGCTCGCCCGACTCCGCGGCGCGGAGGACCCCGACGGCCTTGTCGGACAGGTCCTGCGCAGCACGGACATCGAGCGGTACGATCTCGTGATGGAGCGCCTGTGTATCCTTGTTCAATGCCGTGAACAGGGCTGTCTCCAGCTCCATGTAGGCCATGTAGACCTGCAGCTGCGCGTAGTAGACGGGCTTCGATCGCTGCACCCCATGCCGTGCCAGATCTCCCCAGGACCGGGCATTTAGGGCCTTGTGCTCCCAAAGCGCCGGCCATCCGATGCCGATGTCAGGGCCGCCGACGATCACGCCATCGATGTGGCCGCGGATTCTCCCATCGGCGGTCGCGAACCCAAACTGCCCACCATCGTGCCGATGGGTGCGCAGGTCGAAGCCGGCGGCCCGCAGCCAGCGGATCGACAGGGTTTCGAACTGATGGCCGACATCGAAGATGCGAAGCGTGCGACCCTCAAAACCCTTGCCGGCGTCGATCTCGGCCTGTGTGACCTCGTACACCAGCTTGCGAGCGCACGGCTCCCCGACGCGACTGCCGCCGAGATAGGTGCGGGGTGTCTGGCGAGCATTGCGTTCAACCAATGCGCTGTCGATCAACGCATTGATGCGATCGGCGACGGAGAATGCCGGCGGCAAGCCATAGGTATCTTGCGAGCCGTGGTTCAGGTCCAACATGTGACGCTCCTCAAAACGGCATCGGGTCGTCGAACGCAGTGCCAGTGCGCTCCTTGACGGCGCCCTGGCGTTGCATGCTCTCGACGAAGCCGGTGACCGCGGCTTCGAGCAGCTGGTCGATCTCGGCGGCGGTGCGGTGATAGAAGGCGTCCATCAGGCCGATCTCGGTCAGCGCTTCGGCGAACGGTTTGCGGGCCTCCTTCAGGGCCTCGATCTCACGAGCGGTCTTGTCGATCATGCCGTTGTTCTCCCGTGCCAGCGCCGAGCCCTCATCGAGGCAGCGCATCGAGCAAAAGCGGTAATAAGGAAAGTGGTCCCAGAGCAGCCGGTGGACGTAGCCGAAGCCACGGGCCTCCCGGCTGCACAGGGCGCAGGGCGCTATGCGAGCAAAAGCCGGGTCAGGGCCCCGGCGTTGGCCGGGCGATCCCTGATCCGTTCCGTGCCCAGCACGACGAAGCGCGAGATGGCGTTCGCTGCCATGGCTTCCAGATCGCCCAGCGTGAGCGCGGCGATGGGCTGGTGGAGCTTGCCGCGTCCTTCGAGCCATGTGCCGATCGCCCTCGCCGCTTCCCGGGTCACGTGTGCCTGCCATTCATCGTCGGTCATGGCGGTCAGCCGTTGAGCCACGACGGGCCGGCCGGGGTCGGGGGCGAAGCCGGCGGCGCGGATACGGGCGCAGCTGCTGGCGCAGCAGGTGTCGGCTGGGCAGACCAGGGCTTGTCTGCAGCGGGCGGAGACGCGTTCCACGCCGGTGCCTGCAAGCTCGCAGCCGGCGCCTTGCGGGCCCGTGCCTTGACCGGATCGGCGGCCACGGACTCTCCGCGCATGATGGCCGCGTAGGCCGGCTCACCCGGCACCACGACGTTGGCCAGCTTGTTGCCGTCCTTGTATTGCGGGTCGGACGAGGGCTCGACCATGACGCGTCCGGCGAATACGATGCCCTCGAGCTGTTTTAGCCCCTGGATGATCCGCTTCTGCTTGGCCGTCGGTGATTCGTCGCGCGGATCGAGGCCCAGGGCGCTGTCGATCATGGCGCGGAAGGTGGCCTTGGAAATGTTCCAGCCCTTGGACTGGCCCTTGTCGTCGAGCTTGCCGCCGGAGACCGTAAACATCTGCCAGAACTTGCGCCGGGCAAAGGGTCCCTCGACCACCGTGAACTCGCAGTCGAGCAGCTTGGCGTCGCTCGACCGGGAGGCTTTTAGCAGGCCGGCATCCATCGCCGTGGCACCGTGAGCGCCGCCCGGGCGGATGCCCATCCGCAGCTTGGCGAAGGTCCCATCGGGGACCAGGTCACTGGTCGGCGTCATCTGCGGGCCGGCATCGTTCATGTCGTACATCGTCGTTCTCCTGTGTTGGAAAGGTCAGACTGAAAAGGCGGTGGCAGCGGCGGCGGAGCCCGACGCGGGCCATGACGGCGGCGCCGTGCGGTTGATCTTGGCGAGCAGCGCGCCGAGGTCGGGGGCTTCGGTTACGTCGAGACGGCCCGAGCGATCTTTGGCAGGGAGGCCAAAGGGATTGCCGGCGCGACACACGAGGCGGCGCTCGGTCGCTCGCTCGTCGAGCACGAAGCCTCCGTCGGCATCGCGCGCAAAGAGGTGCATGGAAATCACCTGGTCGACGATGCCGGGCAGCTCGCGTCCCGCCTTCGAACCTTCCATCTGCGGCTGCCAGCTGACCGCGTGCGATTCGTCGGTCACCTTCTCCAGCACGCCGACGAAGATCACCGTCTTGCCGGCCGCATGCTGCAGATGTTTTAGCGCCTGGATCACTTCCCGCCCCAGCAGGCCATAGGCGCCCCGCACATCCGGCTTGCCGGTCCGCTCGGAGAAGGCCTCCGGCTGCTGCTTGGCATAGGCCATCGCTTGC